CAATAAACGAACGCAATTCAAGCTTAGACATAACTCTAAACGTTAATTTCTTGATAAACGATGGGGATGGCTTGCCAATTGAAGATACTGAATTAGCAATCATATCAGACGCTGCTACCTACCCGCTAATGAGAAATGACAACTATCAAGCATTAGGATTGTTGCCAGAGATTAGAGGCAGGCCATCCATAGCTACATATCCTTCAAGAGTCAACCCTAATAGTATAAGTAAGATCACTGCTTTATACGACCCAGCTGTAGTAAGAGCTTTCCAAAATGCATTTCAATTAAAAAGTGAAACTGATGCAGTTTGGATAGTACAAGCCAGAGCTAAGTCAGCTGAATTCGGTGACAATCATGTGCCGCTTTTGGTCAAGGCATTCACTTATCTGTTCGATTCTTATTATGCTTTATTGGATGGCATTGTACCTCATCGCAGAGGAGCCGCCACTCAATCAAAAGCCTACAATATACATAAAGAAAGTAATTGGGCCCAATCAGTTAGTAATCAAGGGCAGGAAATCATCAATTGCATTGGAATGCCACATGATTATGCACAATTTTGGGCTTACTGCTGTTTCAGTAGGAATGAAATCGTAGCTGCAAAAACTCTACCAAATGGAGTTAAGGTAACGTCACCTTTTGGGCAATACTCTATGAGAATAGCTACAAAAATGGCTGTAATTAGTGACATTACTGTGGATTTTGGTGGGCAAATACCTTTTTGGTTTGGTAAACCAAACGTAATAGCCAGTTTTATAACTATGTATGTAAGCAAATTTGGACTCGATGCACAAGTTAATGATGCCTTCGCTATAGCATCAAACATTCCAACATTTTATCTAACAGGCACACCTCTAACTATACCAGAGCCTTTGCACTCTACAGATTGGTTTGACGGACAAATTGATAGAAATGAACTGCCAATGCCAATGGATTACCTTATGGATAGTGCACCTAATGCAGTTCTATTATCATTAGTGGGGCAAGTGGCCAAAGTAGGTGCGT